CCTGATAAATATCCATGAACGCAAAAATCAGATACGGCCTGTCGGCTGCCGTTCTGGCGCTGATTGGTGCAGGGGCGTCTGCGCCTGAAATCCTCGACCAGTTTCTGGATGAAAAGGAAGATAACCACACCACGGCATACCGTGATGGTGCGGGTATCTGGACCATCTGCCGCGGTGCCATCCTGGTGGATGGTAAACCTGTCGTTCCGGGCATGAAGTTGTCGAAGGAAAAATGCGACCGGGTTAACGCCATTGAGCGTGATAAGGCGCTGGCATGGGTGGAGAAAAACATCAAAGTGCCACTGACCGAACCCCAGAAAGCGGGGATCGCGTCATTCTGTCCGTACAACATTGGTCCCGGTAAGTGTTTCCCGTCGACGTTTTACAGACGAATTAATGCAGGTGATCGCAGGGGAGCGTGTGAGGCGATTCGCTGGTGGATTAAGGACGGTGGCAGAGACTGCCGTATTCGCTCAAATAACTGTTACGGTCAGGTATCCCGTCGCGACCAGGAGAGTGCGCTGGCGTGCTGGGGAATTGACAGATAAGCAGAATATTTTGCTGAAAAATGCGGTTTGCTCACACGGACGGATAACACGAAATCCTGAGAACTGACAAAAACTAAGTGAATAAAAGTAAAAACCCCATTTGTTGGCTGCAAGCGGGGTTTTGTGTTTCCTGACTCCGGAAAAGTCAAAGGAGAAAGTGTGTTTGATTTTAGCAAACTGATTCGGGAGATTCGAGTGATGGCTGAAAAATTATCCACCTGGAAGTTCATCCTTATCTGGCTGGTGTTTGTGATTATGGCCTCCGGTTATTTCATCGGTCAGATACGCTGGTGGTGAAATGAACCGCGTACTGTGCGTGGTCATCATTGCCCTGCTGGTGGCCTGTGGTGCGCTTAGTCTGGGGCTGAATCATTACCGTGATAACGCCATAACCTACAAAGAGCAGCGCGATAAAAAAGTCAGTGAGCTGGAGCTGGCAAATGCAACCATTACTGATATGCAGCAGCGCCAGCGTGATGTTGCTGCACTTGATGCCAGATACTCGAGGGAATTAGCCGATGCGAGAGCTGAAAATGAAACTCTTCGCGCTGACGTTGCCGCTGGTCACCGCAGCCTGCGGATCAACGCCACCTGTCCAGGTCCCGTGCGTGAAGCCACCGGCACCGCCCGCGTGGATAATGCAACCGGCCCCCAACTGGCAGACACCGTTACACGGGATTATTTCACCCTCAGAGAGCGGCTGATGACGATGCAGAAGCAACTGGAAGGGGCACAGGACTATATCCGCACTCAGTGTACTAAGCAGGCTTTTTATTATCCGGAGGATGTATGAAGAAATTACAGGTAACGGTAAAACCTTTTCAGGGAACAATTCCGTTCCGTGTTTTGCAACATGGCCGTGTTCTGCTTGAAGAGGTGTTCAGAGGTAAATGCACTGAATGTTATTCACGAACATATGAAGTGAATGCCACGCATGAAGAATTCACCGTTGAGTGTGTGATGAATACTGATAAATGCCGAATGGTATCCGCTGAATTACAGCCAGTGTGTTGAGCGACCTTATTATCCATGCGCGGTATTGTCGCCGTATTCCTGCATTAACAGAGACCGCAGCCCGACAGGGCGACTCCTCTGCGGGAGTGTGCGGGGATAATCAAAAACGATACACACCGGGGTTTACCGCGTAAACGGAGCGCGGCGTTCTCCCCTCATGGTCGCCCGTCCGGTGCGATGGTGGAAGAAACTGGAATCTGTTCAATAAAAAAAACTGCCGTGTTGGAGTCACAGCAGTAATGTACTGATTGGGTAGAAGATTATTATTGTTATGCTTTATTCTTATTCTATATGGCTGATTATTTCAATTCGGAATTAATACAGCTAATGTCTGTGAGTTTTTATAAATTCAGCAATATAAAGAAATAGTTATATGAACAGCCATCGCAGAGCATACTGTGTATCATTCTTTTTTATAGTCAACTGACGGGCATATTTTATGTCTGCTGCCAGCTCCCGGCGGCAAGATTCAATGACCCACGCAGAAAAATTTTCTGAACCTTTCTGGTCAAGAGCGATGTTAATTTGTTCAATCATCTGGTTTGGAAATCGGATATTGCGGGTTGTGGTTCTGCGGGTCCGGTTTTTCGATGACATATTTATTTCCTTTACTGATTGCCATATGACGGGGATTTTACATGGCTGAGCTTCGTACACTCCAGAGCAGAATCAAAACACTGAATACCCGACGGGTGAATATTCTGAAGGGTGAACAGCGTCGTGTCAGTGGCAGTGCACGTGTTTCCCTCAAGCGTCATATCTGGCTCAGGGACGCCGGGCAGTGCCGTCTCTGTGGTCGTGTGGTTGACCTCTGTGACAGTGAACTCGATCACCGAATTGCACTTCAGTTCGGTGGTGGTAATGAGGAGACGAATCTCTGGACGCTCTGTACCGAATGCCATCGACAAAAGTCTGCTCGTGAAGCGGCGAGTGATATGCCGGACCCGACGCTGCCGGAGGTGTCCGGAGGTAGTGGCAGAGAGGACGACATCATCGGACTGTAACCCGACCCCGGGGGGGTATCATCCGGCGTAAAAAACGATCGCTTTGGACACCGCGCCCCCTCTCACGCAGAGAAAAAATTCCCGTTTCAGGGCAGTTAACATGTTAACTGGCTGCCCGGGCATTTTTGCGGTTTTTATCTTTATTATTCAGTTTGTTGTGCGGAAAAAATGTTAACAGGCTTTTTCAGCAAATGTTAACCAGGCAGCAGTTAACATTTGCGGCATGAGACGCCGGGAAAAATGGGCTGAACCATACCCGGCTGAGTGCGTTATGGACCCGGGAGGAGGCTGTGCTGACAACGCAAAAACGAAAATTTGCGCTGGCGCTCATGTCCGGGAAAAACAAAACAGCGTCAGCCATTGCCGCCGGTTATTCGGCGAAGACCGCCAGGGTTAAAGGCTCGCAGCTGGCAAAAGATCCTGAGGTGCTTGCGTTTATAGCCCGTAAACAATGCGAGACGGTGGAGGTGGATGAGGTTCCTGTTTACCGGCAGAAAAAATCAGAGCAGGAGGATAAACCCCGTCGCCGTGAGGCGGCTGCAATACCACAGCCGGACGAAAACAATCCGGAGATGCCACCGTCCGCGGTGATGTCTCCTGGTATTGAATATATGGAGGATGGTCTTCCCGATCCGGTGAAAGCCATGGGGCGGATCCTGGTGGAAAACCTCTGCATTGATCCGAAACTGGCACTGGATGCGGCCTGGCGTCTGGCGCAGTTCACGCACCATAAAAAAGGGGATACCGGGAAAAAATCGGCAAAAGGTGATGCCGCGAAAAAAGCGGCTAACCGTTTTGCGGTGCCACCGCCCCCCCGACTGGTGGTGAATAACGATAATGAGGGCAACGGATGATACCTGTATGGAGCACAGCCTGCCCGGACTGGGCAGAGCGCCTGAAAAAGGGGCTGTCGATTATTCCGGATCCGATTTATCCGGACGAGGCCGCACATGCCCTGGCGATTTTTAAACAACTGCGGATTGTGGATGCACCTGGTAGCCCTACGTTCGGGGAGTCCTGTGCACCGTGGGTGTTTGACCTGGTGGCGGCCCTGTTTGGCTCCTACGATGCGCAGACCGGTGTACGCCATATCAAGGAAGTTTTTATCCTTATCCCCAAGAAAAACTCGAAGTCCACGCTGGCCGCGGGGATCATGATGACTGCACTGTTACTGAACTGGCGGCAGGCGGCGGGTTACACGATTCTGGCCCCGACTGTGGAGGTGGCGGCCAACGCCTTCAACCCTGCCCGGGATATGGTACGACGTGACGATGATCTGGATGACCTCTGCCAGGTACAGACCCATATCCGGACCATCACCCACCGAGTGACGGACACCACCCTGAAGGTGGTGGCAGCCGATCCGAATACGGTGTCCGGTATCAAGTCCGTGGGTACGCTGATTGATGAGTTGTGGCTGTTTGGCAAGCAGTGCAAGGCGGAGGACATGTTACGTGAAGCCATAGGCGGCCTTGCCTCCCGCCCGGAAGGGTTTGTGGTGTATACGACCACCCAGTCGAATGAACCGCCCGCCGGGGTGTTCAGACAGAAACTGCAGTACGCCCGGGATGTGCGCGACGGCAAAATTCATGATCCGCACTTTCTGCCGGTGATATTTGAACACCCTCCTGAAATGGTGGAAAGCGGGGCTAACCTGCTGATGGAAAACCTCGCCATGGTCAATCCGAATCTCGGCTATTCAGTGGATGAGGCCTTTCTGTACCGGGAGTACCGTAAAGCCCGGGAAGCCGGTGAAGAGACATTCCGGGGGTTCATGTCAAAACACGCCAATGTGGAAATTGGTCTTGCCCTGCGCTCTGACCGCTGGGCGGGGGCTGATTTCTGGGAAGAGCAGGGCCGTTGTATCAGCCTGGACGATATCCTGCGTCGTGCTGATGTGGTGACGGTGGGGATTGACGGCGGAGGGCTGGATGATCTGCTGGGGATGTATGTGACTGGGCGTGACCGGGAGACCCGCGAATGGCTGGGCTGGGGCCATGCCTGGGCGCATGAAACCGCGGTGGTCCGACGGAAGAGCGAGGCGTCCCGGTTTCAGGATCTTGTTGCCTGTGGAGATATGACCATTGTCCGGCGTGTCGGGGATGACACGGCGGAAGTGGCGGAATATGTGCGTCGCATTCATGAGGCTGAGTTACTGGACCATATCGGTATTGACCCGTCAGGGGTGGGGCAGATTCTGGATTCACTGGCGGAAGCCGGGATCCCCGACGGAATTGTGGTGGGGATAAGCCAGGGCTGGAAACTGGGCGGGGCCATTAAAACCACCGAGCGCAAACTGGCTGAAGGGGTGCTGGTGCATGGTGACCAGCCCCTGATGGCCTGGTGTGTCGGCAATGCCCGGGTGGAGCCTAAAGGTAACGCCATTCTTATCACCAAACAGGCCAGTGGACGGGGAAAAATTGACCCGCTGATGGCGCTGTTCAATGCGGTCTCCCTGATGTCCCTTAACCCGGAACCGAAAAAGAAAGAATATGCGGTTTTTTTCATATAACCCTGTTCACACTGTAACCATCACGAACCGCTCCGGCGGTTTTTTTATTTTCAGGAGGCTGATGTGACTCTTAAACGGGCCTGTTCCCTGCTGACGGTGAAATCCTTCAGTGAGGATGAACGGGTGATCACCGGGATTGCGTCAACGCCTTCTCCGGATCGGGATGGTGACATCCTGGAGCCGGAGGG